GCCGCCTACGCCTACGCCGCCGCCGCCGACGCCGCCGCCGCCGCCGCCTACGCCGCCGACGCCGACGCCGCCGCCGCCGCCGCCGCCGCCTACGCCGCCGCCGCCGACGCCGCCGCCGCCGCCGCCGCCGCCGCTCGCACTAAAGTGCTCGCGGAATGTGCCACGATTGTGCGCCGCGCATTGAAGGAGCCGCGCCCATGACCGACCCCGACGTTGACTGGCGCGAACTGTGTGAGCGTAACGACTACTACCCGCTGGCGAACATGGTTGAGCGCGACTGGCTGGCGGACAGCTTGGATATAGCCGCGCGGGTGTTCGTGGTGCTGATCTGCGCGCTCGCGGCAATCGAGGTAGCAGCACACATTTTCAGGTGAAGGAAGAAGCATGAAACTCTACATCGTAGTGAAGCAGCTTGGCGACTATCCATGGACCGCCGCTGAAGTGTTTACTGAGCGGCGGTTGGCGGAGAATTACATCGAGTGTAAGGAATCCCTCGATTATCAGCCGAAGTGGAGTTATCGGATCGTGGCGGGTGAAATTGAAACAGTGCGCGAACTGCCTTCTGCCGCCGACCTAGACGCCGTAGCCGCCGAGCAAGAGGCGTGCGCTAAGACGGGAAGCGAGTGATGGGCCTCGGCTGGGGTGGATCACATGACGGCTTTGGATTCTCCGACCCGGATTATCCCGAGCCGGAGCGCGAATACGAGCCGGAGTACGACCCCGGGCAGAACAGATTTGGGGAGATGGAGGAGCACCATGAGCGAGCAACTGGCATTAGTGGAAACGCAGGAAGTCAAGCCGCAGTTGAGCGGTCTGGAGTTGATGAACGTCGCCTTGCAGCAGGCCATCGCGCAGGGCAACGCGGTTGAGGTCGTGCGTGAACTGGTGCGGGCGCGGGCAGAGGCGCAAGAATACCACGACCGCGAGATGTTCAATGCGGCCCTCCAGCGCATCCAGTCTAAGCTGAAGCCCATCGCCAAGACTGGGAAGAACCCGGAAACAAACAGCAAGTTCGCTACGGCTGGAGCCATCGACCGCGCCATCGAATCGCATCTCCGCGAGGAGCGCATGACGCTCTCCTTTGAGCCGGAACCGCACCCGCAGCCCGACATGGTGCGAATCGTGGGCGTTCTGAGCCTGGGCGCCTACGGACGCCGCTATCCGCTGGACATTCCCGCCGACGGCAAAGGGCCGAAGGGCGGCGGGGTCATGTCACGAACCCACGCGACGGGCAGCGCCATTACCTATGGCAAGCGGTATCTCAAAAACATGATCTTCAATCTGAGCTTTGAGGAAAGGGACGACGACGGGAACAAGGCCGCCGGCAAAGGATTGCCGGATGCGGAATACACGCAGCACGAAGATAACATCAAGAACGCAGCCAACGATGAGGAGTTGAGGCGCGTCTACAAGCTAGCCCAAGATGCAGCGTGGGCGGCGAACGATAAGGCGTCCGCCGACTCATTCTCGACGGCCAAGAACGCGCGTTACCGCGATCTGCACAGGGGGGCGCGATGAAAGCACTTTACTGCGAGCAGCGCACACAGGAATGGTATGAGGCCCGCTGTGGCCGAGTGACCGGCTCTAACATCGGCGCCGTTATGTCGATGCTTAAGAAGGGCGGCAAGACGCGGGAGCGCTGGGCCTACAAGGTAGACGTGCTGACGGAGCAGCTTACAGGCGAACCAGTCAAGCACTACGTTTCGCCCTACATGCAGAAAGGCATTGACGATGAACCTTTAGCAATCCGCGAGTATGAGCGGCGCAGCGGGGAGATGGTCATCCCGGTGGGCTTCGTGTTCCACCCTACAATCGAAATGGCCGGATGCTCGCCGGATGGTCTGATTGGCGATGACCGCATCCTTGAGGCTAAAAATCTTGAGGCCAGCAACCATATTGCCGCGATCCTGGACGGCCAGGTGCCGAGCAAGTATTACGACCAGATTCAGTTCGGCCTGCGCTGCACCGAGCGCAAGGGGCCGGGAATCTACCTGCTCAACTGCGAGGAGCAGCCGATGCGGTACCGCCAGTTCGTTATCGAGGTTCCGCGCGACGAGGCCCGGATAGCCGAGATTGACGATGGCGTGCGCATGTTCCTGGGCGAAGTGGACAGACTCAGAGAATCGCTCGATCAGCGCTGCCCGTTGCTGCCAGAGGAGCTGGCAGAGGGTGTGGGCGAGCTTGGGCTGACTGAGGATGATTTAGCTATCCTCGATCGGGCGCGCCCATGATCCGCGTGATCGTCCATCGGCAAGACGACCCGCCAGTAGTGAGCGCGAATCTGCGGCGCATCATCATGTGGGCGCTCCTGATCGAGCTTGCGCTGCTGGGTGTCGTGTTGGGCGTGTGGTGGGCGATGGACGAGGCGATCAAGTGGATGAGGGGGATGCAGTGAGGAAAATGAAAGCTAAAGCGGAATGGGTAGTCGCCGGTGGCAAGATTGGCGAGGCACATCACACGGGGCACCGCGCTACTGCGCAGGGGAGGGGGTGAGCATAGTGGGCAGCGGATACTACGACCAAGAGGGACGTTATCATGCACCAGCGATGCGCTCGGTCTAGGCTCCGTAAGCCGAGGCACATCACACGGGGCACCGCGCTAGGGCGCAGGAGGGCAGTATGGATGAGTTGACGCAGAAGCAGAAGAAGAGGGCGATAGACGCTTACTTTGCAATCAAATTGATTGCAGGGAACCCCAATAATGATACGCGCATCTTTGCCGTCTACGCAGCGGGCATGGCCGACGCGCGGGCCGCACTCGCTGAGCCGCAGGGCGAGCCGGAACCCGCCAAGCAAGACGCGGCGGTGGAAGCTCTTAAGCGCGTTATCAAGCAACAAGGGCTGCACGGGATACAGGAATGCGAATACGAGATGATCGTCGCCGCCGTTCGCAAGGCAGACGCCAAGTAGCGGGAGGATGAAGATGGACACACGAAAATGGGAAGTGATTGAAGATAGCTACTGGAAAAAGAGTCGTTACATCCAGTATCCAAGCGGCCTGATTATCGGGCATGTGCGCGGAAGCAACTGCGATTCCAGCCAACCGTGGACAGCCTCTACGGATGGTAGGGATGGTAGGGGCGGCGGGGAGCGCGTCGGTGATTACGTGACCGAGAGACTGGCTAAGAAGGCTGTGGAAGTGGCCATAGCCAAGCGGAAGTAGCAGGAACAGGGGCGCGGCCTGACCGCGAAGGAAGCGAGAAAATGCAAGGACACGAATACATTCCCGGCAATGAGCCTATTCCGAATGACTTGAAGGATTCGCAAGTGACCGAGGGAGCGCCGATACCGGAACGTTATGCGGATGCCTATGCTCGATTGAAACAGCGCAGAAAGAGCGGAAGTTTTGTGATTCGCTTAGATTGGAGCGATTCACAAATCATGGAATTTATCGAGGAAATATCTAACCTTGAAAATCAACTGAGACTTTCCGAGGAGCAGGCTGATTCGTTTTTAACTACCATCGCCAACGATAACGAGCGCATCGCCCGCCTCGAAGCCGAGAACCGCACGCTGCGAGAGCAGGTGGGCGGTTGAACAGGCCGAACCGTACGGAGCCGGAGCATCGCCCCGGCCCCGTGTCGCTCTGACACCAGTATGGGCCTATCCGCCACCTCCTCTCTGCCTGAAGCGGCTATGGATTCACTTCAACGTTCTCATACGGTCCCGCGCCGTTCGTCTCGCCGGTCATAGCCTCTCTGCGCTGCTGCGCTAATCCGCCGTTGTAGGAGATGTGGATGCAGGCTGGCAGGCTGTGCGAGAACTCAAGAATACACTGGTCAAACTGGAGATGGCTTTGCAGCCGTATCCAGTCGAATACTACCTGCAAGCCCGCCGCCATCGGGCGAATATCCGCCGCCGCGTTCTGGCCGATGTAGAGGTGCTGCGAGTCAGGCGCTCCGCCTACCGCTGCGTTGTGCTGCGGATTGCGGTAACCGTCATCAATTGCCAGAGGACCAAACTGCTCGCGGATCGGCTCAAGCAGAATTAGGCACAAGTGCGTGGCGTTGGCAACGATCTGGGCATCCTGCCCCGCTACGCCAAGCTCAGTGTCGGCGAAGTGGTCGGTGAGTTGCATGGTCTAGCTCGCGGCTGGCGGGGCCGTTGACGGTGCAGGCAACGCATTCAGCGTAGCGACCACGGCATTGACCCAAGCGGTAATCGTTGCCGTGGTGAATGGAATCCCGGCAGCGGTGCAATAGGCCTCAAAGTCGGTTGTGATCGCAGCGATGACCGTTGCGAGCTTTTGCGCTCCAGTCCCGCTTTGCTGACCAGCCGCAATTGCGTCTGTCTCCGCATTGGCGGCGGCAGTTACCGTCAGGTTGTAAAGCGAAGCTACGCCCGGAAAGGCGATGTCGATGATCGGCTCCGCAATCTCCGCTACCTTGACGCCCACGCCGAAAACCTTCTTGAGCGCGTTGCCGATGTCAGAAAGAATTGTTGTGAAACTTGCCATAGTGTTCTCCTATTCCTTTCATGCTGCGGGTGGTGCGGGCGGCGTCTGAATCGGCGATTGCTTCAGGTGCGCGGCCATGATTGCCAACGCTACTGCGACCACGGTAGCTGCGGCGCTATGCCATTGAGCGGGGGTCGCGGGAATCACGCCGCCACTTTGCAAATATTGGGATGCCGATGCGATCAGAGCACCACCAGCGAGCGAGATTGCGGCATGGACCCAGACTGCCAGTGAAGTAAGGTAGGCTTTCCAGTTCATCGTGCGTTCCTTTCGTGCGCGGGACCGTAGCCCTTAATCGTCCACAGAACTCGCCGAAGCGCCCAGACTTTACAGAACGGTTGCCCGCGCACTTGCCATGATTGTAGCGCTGCGCGGCCCGGTTGCAAGCTATTTCTGCGGGGCAGGCTTGGCGGGTTCGTCGCAAGGTACTGGCGGCGGTTCTTTTGGCGGTCGCGGATCTCCGGGTTGCGGGTTCGGCGGCGGATAGGTTCCCATAAATTCCTCCTCAGTACGCGAAGTTGTTCGCGCTTTGTTGCGGTTGGACTTGCTGCGAGATTCCCGGTACTTTGAGCATCTCCTTCTGCGCGCTGTCTCGTACGACGACAAAAGTGAGGATCGCAACGAGCAGCATAAGGGCGGCGACGACTATGGTCAGGAGATTGAACCTAAATGCCATCTTGCTATTGTGCGCATCTAACGCCGCCTTCACTGCGGTCTCGTAAGTCTCCAGCGCGGCTTTGCGCTCTTCCTCTCGCGTATTGAAGGCGGTGACAAATTCAATAAGCGTATCGCGCACCCCTTTCTGGCCGTCGCCGCCATAAAGGTCTTTCCAAACCGAGTTCTGTCTCACGGTTATCGTTGCCATGTCGGACCTTAGCTGCGCAATTGCGCCTTCAGCTTTCTGGATACGATCAACGTGTTCGCGGACCCTCTGCGCATCATGTGCCATCCTGTTTCGGCCCTTTCCGTTCAAGAGTCGGAGGTACTACCGCTTCTCCAGCTTGGCCGTGAGCGTGGCCGTGGGCACATCCTTGGATACCGGCAGCGCAGGCTTGACCACTTCCGAAGTTGTCGGCGCTCCCATTGTCGGAATACCGGGAGCCGTCTGAACCACAGCCGGTGCGCTCTGGAATACCCATGAGACGGTGCAGGTCTGCCCTGTGCCAGCCGTGCAGGTCACCGAGAGCGATACCTTTTCCGTTGCGCCGCCGAGAATCGGCCCGACGATATTCGACGGTGTTCCGTACTGGCCGTTCAGGTAGCCCTGCGCCTCGAAGCACGTCTGCGAGGTCACGTTGGACACGGTGTAGCTAGTCGAGGTTGAGCCTGTCGCGCCGTTCAGGTCCGCGTAGGAACCGGCGGGCGGGCAGGTGTAGGTTGGCGGGCTGACCGGGTGCTGGGCGCATCCCTCTGTGATTCCGAGAAGTGCGATTGAGGCAAGAAGTGCGATTGCGCGTTTCATAGAGTCTCCTTAAAGCGGGGTTGCGATGAGAAATGGATTGCCGGGTGTGGGCGAACTGCTCGTTGCATAGCAAGTGGCTGCATTGAACGCCCCGCCCGTAGACGGCCCGTTGACCCAGCACGTTTCTGCCGGGTTTGCGTGAATGGTCGGGCTACCCTCCGGCCCCTCTAAGGGCCATGCGTAGCCGCTCAGGAATGTGGGCTGGCTGGAATAGTAGATCGAGTTTGCCAGCGTGTGATTCGATCCTCCCTGCCAGTAGGCTACCCCATTCGTCAGATAATCCCAATTTCCGTGATTCAGCGAAGTCGTGCTTGAACTTGGGATCGTCGAGTCTACAATGTCGTCGCAGGTTCCGTTCCCGGCTCCCACCGCCCCGCCGTAGCTGTAGACAACCGGCGCGGTTCTGGTCCCGTAAGCGTTGTTCGTGGGTCCGAGTGTGGCTCCCGACCATGTTGTATGAAGGCCCGTGTGCCCAAGGACGTTCCCGACAAACGAGTAGTAGACCTGGCCGGTGTAGACATCGATGGCGTCGAAACCGTTGTTGGGGTTGGTCCCGCTTGGGGCCGTCGCTCCGCCTGACGGAATGAAGTTCCAGTTCATCGTCTCATCGCCCCAGAACCAGTTGCGGAAGAATACCTGATGTGACGAGCTTCCCCAACAATCGTCCGAGGTCAGGTGGCTCATCACATTGCCTTCCCACAGCACCATGTAATTGTGCGCCCCGTGGTTCGCTCTGGCAGAGGCGAGATAGGTCAGATCGTCCGTGTAGCCGTCGTCCGTGTAGTTGTAGAGGATGGCCGATCCATCCGTTCCGCCTTGGAAAATGATTGAGTGGCGGGTATGCCGGACGATGTTGTTCTCGACTTTCTCGTCGCCGCTGATGAACTGGAAATAGATTCCGTACCCGGCCCCGCTCGCTCCCGATCTTTCATCGTGAATGTAGGAGTCCCGAATCTCGAACCCGTAGCACCAATCGCACTCGACCAACGCCGAAAGCTGATTCGCGCCGGACAGGATGACTTCAATCCCCTTGGCCCAGCAGTAGAGGCATCCTTGGTAGAGCACGTTCTGGTTCGCGCCCAGGTCGGCAGTCGCATTGACCTTCAGGTATTCGAGTCCTGCCTGCGTTGTCTGAAACTGGATGACGTTGTACTTCGCGCCTGCAGGTTCCGTGACCGCCGAACCGCTGGTGTTGTGAACCGTTGTCGCGGTCGTGTAAGGCGGATAGTAAAGTGGGCGGCTAAGACTGACGGTTGACCCGCTGACTCCAGTTACCTGCTCATATTGCTGCATCAGGTAGTATCCGGTATTGTCGGCGCACATATCGCATTTGTAATAGGAGCCGGAATCCTGCATCGAGTCTGAAATCAGCGCGGGATTGTCATTGCCGAAGACCTTGATCCAAGTTCCCGTCGATACATTGCAACTGGAGTCTGCGGTCGTGCTACCGTTCGGGTCTTGGCGGTTTCCCGTGACCGTGATTGAGGTGTCGCCTTTTGCCGGTGTCCCGCTCAACAGGCATTCCGAGGGCTGAACGGTATAACTGGTCGCGGGATAGAGATTGACCGAATGAGAGAAGTTGTTGGTCGTGATCTGCGCGTTGGCGTTGCCTTCGGTGATGATCGTTGTGGGTCCGGCCCCTCGAAGGACTACGTTGCTTTTCAGCACTACTGACCCATCAATCAATACATTGCCAGCCGGAATAAAGACTGCGCACCCTCCCGCCGCATGACAAGTCGAGTACGATCCAGTTCCCGCGTTCGCAGCCGTGATGCAGGTGTTTAGGTCTGCGGTATCATCAGTCGATCCGTTTTCGTGCAGCGGGGTGCAAGTCACTTGCGAATAGACTGGCAGTGTTCCGCTATTCCAGAGGTCCGATCCGGTATCCCACGGGATCACGAGACACTGGCTCGGGCATCCGGCGTTGTTGTTGGGCAGGGAGTAGGTCTGCGCACACACCTGAGCGGCACAGCAGAGCAGAATGGGATTTATATACATGACTCCCTCGTGGTAGCCAGTATACAATTTTGTTTTGAGGCAAGGCTCTCCCCAAGCCTTTTGATGTTCAAAGCGGCGTTGTGATCGCGCCCCAAAGACAGACCACACCTCGGGCAATCGTGCTGTCGCTGCCAGAGTGTCTTCGGAACAAGTTCGCCGCATCCTGAACAGGTTTTGGTTGTGTTGCGTGGATCGACCGGCACTACCCATTTCCCAGCCTTCTCAGCTTCGGAGTTGAGTGTTTTAACCAGTTGCGCCCACGCAGCGTCAAGAATTGATTTGGCAAAGCGGGATTGCGCCATGCCACGGATGTTGAGTTTTTCGTGCGCGATTAGGTCGTATTCGGCCACCAGTTGCTTCGCTACGCCCGTTAGATAGGACAAACGCAGTCCAGCGATTCGCTGATGGACGCGGCGTACACGCTCCCGGCTATTGGCCCTGTTCTTGCTTCCTTTGACCTTTCTTGCCAAGTCTTGATTGGCAGCGGCCAATCTATCCTCTTCCTGTTTTGTCCAGCGTGGATTGGCAATCTCCGACCCGTCACTCAATGTAGCGAGTGTTGTCAATCCAACGTCGATGCCGATTGCGTTGCGCACGGCGATCCTCTCAGGCGCGGGACCGATGTCGCAAACCACTTGCGCCTGCCACTTGGAGCCGCAGCGTTTTACCCGAATCTCTAACGGATCGCCTTTGATCTTGCACTTAGTCTTCGTGCGGAAGGTGCCGAGGCGAGTGAGTTTTAACATCCCACCGGAGAAACTGAAACTCCCAGTCGGTACATTGAATGAATCGTATCGATCTCGGCTGCGAAAACGAGGGAATCCTGGTTTTTCCCCCGACTTGCAGCGCCGGAAGAATGCTTTGAAGGCGCGGTCGAGACGGCGCAATGGATCGCGCTGAATCGCCACAGGGAAATTCCCATACTCCTCAATCCCGCCACGCAATTCGGTAAGTTGCGTCTGCTGATTGAGATAGTTCACTGAGAATCGTAACTCTCGATAAGCGTTCCGCCTCTGCTGCAACGCCATGTTATACAATTCGCACAACTGCGCAAGAAGACGATGGAGCGTCTCATCTTGCCGCTTCGTTACTTTCATGCGCATTGTGTATGTCCGGATCACTGGTTTATCGTACCTCAAAAGGAAGTCAAGTATATAAGTCCCATTCTTTTCATAAGGCTCCTTATTTCGTCCTCAATCCTGTATCCGTCCACGTGCCGCCGGAACATGAGCATCCTGTTCCACGGCACAGATTTCCCGCCGATGCTCCGGCGCTGCAATAGTAGATCGTGTTTCCGCCGCCTGCTGCGGTCACGTTTCCCGAGGCCACTACATCTCCCGCCGGATCGATGTTTACAACGGGCGTGCCGAATTTCGATGCTGCAAAAGATGCCAAACTATTCCCTCCTGAATAGTTGCCGCTGAATTGGATGTTTCCGCCTCCGGTCGCAGCATCAATCAGCAGAAACGTGGCCGGCGTTCCATAGCCCAAAATGCAGGCAGGCGTCGTCGATCCCCAGCAGATATTTCGTTGCGGAGGAACCGTTAATGCTACTGACCCGTTCGCCGACAGATTCATATTCCCTCCGCCGTCGTCCAGTACACTGCCGCTGGCAGTCATAATCGCGTGGCTAAAACTATCCATCGAGAGCAGTGTTGTCCCACCCTGATTGTTGAAGAAATATCCTTCGCTAGAAATCGTGCGCGGAAGCGTAAACGTCATACCTCCACCACCTGCTGGACTAGCCGCTATCGACCCTTGGTACAAGGTTCCACCGTCCGCCGTTCCGAAATTGAGCGTCGTTGGGGACCCGTTATTGCAGCCCTGCGCCGGAAAGCAGCCGAAGTTGATTGTCGGATTTCCATTCGTGTAGATATTCAACCCCGATACGTTAATAGGTCCCGCGTTCTCAATCGGGTAGCTGCCAAAATTGAGTGCCTGATTTGCGTAATCCATGCTGATAGGCAGGTTGCTCGGCAGGTCAAGCTGGCTTACATCGTCTCCGCCGCTTGTCTGCACTACGCTCGATATGGGCATATCGGCAATGGCCAACTTCAGAACTTGAAACCATGTCGGCCCACCAAGGTCTTGTGTGGAGGTATAATACAGAAAAGTCTTTGGCCCTGCGGCGGTTTGTACCTCAAGAACGTAAGGGTCCGCTACCTGCCCGACACCGCTCTGGTTGTCGCCTGCGCCTTCATTGGCTGTCTCAATGGATAGGTCAGGCTTACCCCCGAGCGCATCGGTGTAAGGAGCGGAGCCGATGGCCGATCCTGGTGAGACATAGCGGTGAATCTGATTATCGCCGCAGTGGACCCACGTATACCATTTCCCCGCTTCCTGATAAAAGGGGCTGCGAACCGAGCAACCTGGAATGATGAGCGAAACGGGCGTGAATGTGTGGTAGTCGGTTGAGGAAAAAAGTCCTGAATGAAATCCGAAATCGACCGCAAGGTACATGGTGGAACCGGCCAGGTAGACGCTCGTATTATCGGTATACGAAAACGTCCCCCACCCGACAGGAGCAGATGCAGGGGTGATGACCGCAGAGTGAGCTAGCGTATACTGCTGGTTGTAGCCAGCCGTGAATTCGTCGATTTCCGTTTCTGCGTTGTTCGCCGCGTACATGATGAAACTGCCGGGGGAAATCTCGATTACCCTTGATGGTCTTTGTCCAACGTGTGTGTCGATTCCAGGCGAGGCACTCCACACGATGCCGTCAGCGGACTCCTGATATTCAATCTCAGTGTTATTAGAATAGGTCCGCTTAAAGCAGGTTGCTTGGATCGTCAATATCTGGCAGTTTCCTTCTGGACCCCATACAGTCTGCTCTTGAGCTACAACGTCTCCAGGCTGGCCCCACCATGTGACGCCCATCCGACGCCAAGTGCCACCACCTGCGCCGTTATAGATGTTGCTGAGTGCGCTCGCTGGGGTGATTCCCCCGGTACCGCCATCTGAAATTGTGCAAGTGCCTCCGCATCCGATGGCGACCTCGACGCTGCTAGAAGTATCGAGAGACCCGAAGCTTCCGCCCGATGTGTAGGCCGTGGTAACGATGTAACCGTTGCCGCCCTCGACGTAGCCGTCATTCTTCGCGTAGGCAGTGTCTGCCGCCCATGCACCGGTCCAGTTAATCATCTGAGTCGAAACCGTGATCCACTGCGATCCGAATCCTGTTGATGCGAGAACCTGCCCAGAAATGCCGAAGTTCCCGTTGATCTGAAAGCCGCCCGTCACATTGAATTTAGGAGCAGTCAATCCGTTGGGAAGCGGCATAACATTGCCTAGATACTTGTCGAGCAGTGTGAAGTTGTTATTGAGCGAAATCCCCCAGTTCGTAGTTCCCTGGATCGGGAGTTGCAGCCCGATATTCGGAGTAACCGTTTGTGCGCAAAGCGGCAGTGAGCCAATGAGTATGAGCCGTGCAAATATCTGTTTCGCTGTGCGCATTCCTATTCTCCTAATATCCGATTGCAAACCATTGAAAATCCTGCGGACTTCCGACGCCCAATGCCACTTCAAATTGTGTTGTGCTGATTGAGTTTTTAGTCGCGATCACAAAACAGATGCTGTTTCCTGGCCCGTACCACAGACTGGTCGTGTTCACCGCAATGCTGGAGCTATTCGTGAATGCGATCGGAAAATCAACAATAGTCCCCGTTGAAGCTCCTGCTACAGTTCCCCATTGACGAATAAGGCCGCTTGGATCTTTCGCCCATCGCCCATTCGCATTCGATCCCGATGTGAATCCTGATGCAATAGCGCTTTGAACAAAAGCAGTAGTAGCGGCATTGGTCGTATTGTCACCACTTGTGCGTGTAGGACATACAAGTCCATTTGTGGCGAATAGACCATTGTTGCTGAATGGAGGTCCGGAGGCATGCAAATTCGCGCTCAGATCTGCTTTGAAAAGAATCAGGCTTACGGCATTCGGCGTCGGATCGGGTTGCACAGCGCCGACAAATGAAGATGGCCAAGCCACAGTCCTTCCGCCAGTCGCATCCTGAATAAAGAAGAATCCGACTACCTGGCCGGCCACAACTCCAGAGATGGTTGAAGATGTGACGTTGCCGGTGAGCGTCATCTGGAAGCCGTTGGCAGCGGCGGCATTGAATGCTGGAGTAGGAGAATAAGCAACCGAAATGAGATTTGAGAGCAGATCAGCTTCGGTGATGATATTTGCGAGCACTGCGGCCAGGACTGCGACATCCGCATCGCTCGTCGAATATCCCTTTGCGGCCATCATCTGACCGAACGCAGCACAGAATGTTGTGGGCTGATAAGTGGCCTTATTCAGAAGTGCAGAAGGAACGATATTGTCAACTCCATAGCCGCCAGAGCGTTGCGAATCGGCTGCGTATTCGGCATCAGTTTCCTGATTGACCGCGCCCGGATTGAAAACTAAGAAATTTGTTGTCGCCATGATGCTCCTATGCCAGATGTCCCAAGTCTACGCCCGCAATGAAACTGTTCGATTCGTCCGTTCCGAAGATCGGGAAATCGCCAAACACATACTCATACTCGACGCCTTCAGGCCTCGGCACAATATAGCCATTGACAATCAAATCCTGAATGATCGACGTAAAGCTGCCTGATAGGACGATCGTACATGACATGTTCTGATTGTCCGTGATGATGATCGATCCGCCGGGAAACAACTGCGCCCAGATCGGATAAAGAGATTCTTCGGTGCCGTCCCATTGATTTGCGGCGATCGTCGCTTTGATGAGCAGGCGATAAGTGGCATCATCGAGAATCGGACTCACGCTGTCGGATGGTTGAAACCCAACTGTCTTACTTATCCCCGCAATCTGACCGGCCACATCAAGCTGGACGCCCGAAGCCTCATCGAGATCGAATGCCCCTGTCATGCCGGCCAGCATATTTGTTGTGTCGTTGAGCGGAGAAAGCAAGTCCTGAAGCCACGCATTGAGATTGGACGCAAGGCGGTACTCCGAAGTAAGAAGGCCAAGATAGTACGAGATCGGAAGAATATAAATGGGGCCATTGTCGGCAATCCCATATCGTCCCGATCCGTATCCGCT